AGTACAAGCAGCAGGTAGTTATTCAGATTCTTTTACTTAAATACTAACATGCGTGTAACCTAAGTATGTTATACTTCAGTTTTTCCTTAATGTATTAAGTTATGACTGAACACGACAAAAGAAGAAACAATAAAGGTAATCCTGCTTTGTATAAAGGAATGGCTCCTTTAAATCCCAAAGGCAGACCTAAGGGTAGTATGAATAAATATACTATCTTGTCCAGAGAGCTGCTTACCGAGCGTGGACCTGAGATAGTCCAAGTAATCATAGACAGAGCTTTAAAAGGTGATGTACATTGCCTTAAGATGTGTATGGACAGAATTGTACCTACTACTAAAGCTGTAGAGATAAACCATAGAAAGCATGATGGTGGTGTTGTAATAAATGTAGGCACTACAGAACAAATCGAGGAGCAAGCCAAGAAAACTAAACCAAAGCAGGTAAGAAGCAAATCTGAGGATACTGTAGTAGCTGAGGTAATAGATGAGCTTTCAGACTGATTTAAACTTTGGTGAACAAGGTGAGCTGTTTGTATTAGAAAAGCTACACTATAAATATCCTAAAGCATACAAAGTACAAGGTTACTATAAAGAATGGGATTTGTTTATACCTGAAAAAGATGTAGGTATAGAAGTTAAAAGTGATAGAGCTACTCATAAAACTGGCAATGTAGTTATAGAAAATAAATATGGAGGCGCGCCCTCAGGTATTGAAACAACTAAAGCTACTTGGTGGGCATATATTACTAAAGATAACTTATACTGGATAACTCCAGATAAAATTAAAGAATGTATTAAAGATAATAATCTAGAATCTAAAGAATTTCCTCCTGTAAAAGGTGATTTTAAAAAGAAATCTTTATACCTAATAAAAGAAACCTTGTTTAAAAAATACGCAAAGCGTTCAGAGAAAATAGATGGCAGAAATTAATGTAGAGTTACACCCTGCGCAACTAGAAATATTCAATTCTAAGAAAAGATTTAAGATAGTAGCTGCTGGTAGAAGGTTTGGTAAGTCTAGATTAGCTGCTTGGATTCTTTTAATCAAAGCTTTACAGTCAGAAAGTAAAGATGTATTCTATGTTGGTCCTACTTTTCAGCAAGCTAAGGATATTATGTGGGGTATGCTAAAAGAATTAGGTGCGGATGTCATAAAAGATGCCTACGAAAACACAGCTAGACTAACATTAATCAACGATAGAAAGATATATCTTAAAGGAAGTGACCGACCTGACACACTTCGAGGTGTTGGTTTGGCGTATGTTGTATTAGATGAGTACGCCAGTATGAAACCTATTGTATGGGAGCAGATTTTAAGACCAACTCTAGCGGATGTACGAGGAGAAGCTATGTTTATAGGTACACCTGCTGGTAAAAACCATTTCTATGACCTATATACAGAAGCACAAAAAGAAGAAGATTGGGAAGCTTTTTCTTTTAACTCTACAGATAACCCTTATATTGCAGCAGATGAGATTGAAGCAGCAAAACGCTCAATGTCTTCTATGGCATTTAGGCAAGAATTTGAAGCAAGCTTTGAAACTTTTTCTGGTGGTATATTTAAAGAAGAATGGTTTCATACAGGCACAGAACCTGAAGAAGGTAACTATGTAATTGCTGTAGACCCTGCTGGCTTTGAAGCTGTAGAAAAAGAAAGAGGATTAAAAGGCTCTAAATTAGACGAAACTTCTATAGCTATTGTAAAAATAAATAGAGATAAGTGGTGGGTTAAAGATATTCTACATGGAAGATGGGGCATTAAAGAAACTGCTAAGAAAATACTTAAAGCTGCGGACATAAATGGAGCTACTACTGTAGGTATAGAAACAGGTTCTTTAAAAAATGCTATTATGCCTTACCTAGAAGATGAAATGCGTACAGAGAATAGGTTTGTACATATAGATGAGCTGCGACATGGCGGTAAAAAGAAAACTGAGCGTATTACATGGTCCTTACAAGGTAGACTAGAACATGGTCAGATAAGTTTTAACGAGGATAGAGATTGGAAAGTCTTTATGTCACAGATGTTAGACTTTCCTAATCACCTAAGTCATGACGATTTGCTGGATAGCCTAGCATATATAGACCAAGTGTCTATAGCAGACTTTGCATACTCCATAGATATGGATGATGACTGGGAACCATACGATGAAATAGCAGGATATTAGATAATTTGCTAGAAACCTCTACACAACTACCTAAAATGTGCTATACTCCACAGAATTACCTGCGTTAATGGAGATATTTCTATAAATGTTTGAAAATAAAGAAACTAAGTACCAAGCTTTAGCTGGATGGCTTAATCATAGGCTAGAAACATGGCGCACCCACAGAGATACTAACTATGTACAGAAATGGGATGAGTATTATCGTCTATGGCGTGGTATTTGGTTACAAGAAGACAGAACACGCAGCTCTGAAAAGTCTAGAATTATAGCTCCAGCACTACAACAAGCAGTTGAGTCCTCTGTGGCTGAATTAGAGGAGGCAACTTTTGGCAGGGGGAAATGGTTTGACATACAAGACGACATGCTTGATGAAAATCCACAAGATGCGGAGTATGTAAGAAACTTATTACAAGAAGATTTAGAAAAAACAGGTTGTAAAGATGCTATCTGTGAAGTATTCCTTAATAGTGCTATATATGGTACTGGTATTGGAAAGATAGTTGTTGAACAATCTATAGAAAGAACACCTGCTGAAGTACCTGTAGAAGGTACAACCACTACTACTCGTCAGTTAGTAGAGTATCCCTCTATAGATGTTAGGGTAGAACCTATATCTCCTAAAGAGTTTCTTATGGACCCATCAGCTAACACTATTAATGAAGCTTTAGGTGTAGCACATGAGGTAATCAAACCTCGTTATCATGTAGTTGAAGGTATTCTATCAGGTATATACAGAGATGTACCTCTCGATGGTAGTTACGATACTGTATCTTTTGGTTATGACCCTGAGATGAAACAAGCTGATGAGTCTGACTCAGTTAAGATTACTGAGTATTGGGGTAAAGTACCTAAAAGATTTCTTAAGCCTAGTAAAGATAAAGATGATTTTGAATACTCAAAGAAAGATGAGTTAGTAGAAGCAGTTGTTACTATATGTAATGATGAGCATATACTTAGAGTAGAGCAAAACTTGTTTATTATGGAAGATAGACCTTTTGTATCTTATCAGCATGATGTAGTTCCTAATAAATTCTGGGGTAGAGGAGTTTCAGAAAAAGCATATAATGCACAAAAAGCATTAGATGCTGAAATGAGAGCAAGAATTGATTCACTAGCACTAACGACTACACCTATGATGGCTGCGGATGCTACACGCCTACCTAGAGGTGTCAAGTTTGAAGTACGCCCCGGTAAAACAGTACTGACTAATGGTAATCCTAGAGATGCTATTATGCCATTAGACATGGGAACAACAGACCCAAGTACATTTGACCAAGTCAATAGCTTACAGGCTATGATTCAAATGGGTACAGGTACTTCTGACGCTGTATCAGGTGACAGAGCTACAGCTAGTGGTATGTCAATGCAACAAAGTGCTGCTATTAAAAGACAAAAGCGTACTTTAATGAATTTTCAAAACACATTCCTTGTACCTTTAATACAAAAAGCAATGTGGAGAAAGATACAATTTGATGTAGATAGATACCCAGTTAATGATTACAAGTTTATACCTTATTCAACTATGGGTATAATGGCTAAAGAATTAGAGATGTCGCAAATGGTCCAAATGTTACAATCTATACCTGCTGACTCTCCAGCTTTTGATGTAATCTTATTAGCTTTATTCCAAAACTCTAGTATTCATAACCGTGACCAGATTGTACAGTCGTTAATGCAAGGTAATCAACCTGATTCTGGAGAGCAAGAGTTAGAAAATATAGGTAACGAATTACAAATACAACAGCTACAAGCTAATATTCAAAAAACACTAGCTGAAGCTGAAGAAGAAAAAGGCAGAGCTATATTACATCAAGCACAAGCAGCTACTTCTATGCCTAATGAAATAGACTTAGAAGAAAAGATTATTAAACTGCAAAAAGATGCTTTAGATTTAGATAAACTACAAGCTGATATAAGAAATCAGCAATCTGAAACAGAAAGAAATGGTCCAGAAATGGAACATCTTAAATCAGAAACAATATTAAATCTAGCTAAAGCTAGAGAAGCAGGTTCTAAGGCATCAATTAATACACGAGTACAATGAAACCTGACGAACAGTTTTTAAAAGATAGGTTAGCTTTATTTGAAACCGAAGGGTGGAAAGATTTAATGGCTGACATGAAAATTACTGAAGAGAATGTAGTTGATATACGCACTCTTGAAAGTGAAAAAGACCTTTGGCATGCTAAGGGTCAGTTGCAAGTCCTACGACAATTGCAAAGTCTAGAAGATGCAACAAAACTAGCGGTAGAGCAATCCTCTTCATAAGGATTCTACCTTAATATAACTTCATAACCCAGATGGGCGGAGAACACAATATGAGTATAGTAGTAGAAGAAGCACCTTTAACTGAAACACCAATAACAGAAAACCAAGAAGTAGAAGAGGTACAAGCGGATTTAGTCCAAGAAGATACAGAGCTTGAAACACAACCAGAATCTACAGTTCCTGAGAAGTATGCTGGTAAATCACTTGAAGAAGTTATTGAGATGCACCAAAATGCAGAAAGAATATTAGGTAAACAAGGAATGGAAGTTGGACATCAACGGAAATTAATTGAAACTTTAATGTCTTCTCAACAACAAGCACCTGAAGCTACCGCACCGAAAGAAGAACCAGTACCATTCGAGGACCAGTTCTATGCTGACCCTGCAAATGCAGTT